GTGGGCACGTTCTGCACCGAAACGAGGTAAGTAAATTCGACGCTTGACAAACGGGGTGATAGATACTAGATTTCAAGTATCCGTCACCCCGTTCTATTTTGAGGTAGAAATGACTACAAGTGTAACGCCGGCACCAGAACAAACCGAAGCTGAGCGTCTTACTGCTCAAAAAGAACGCTTCTTTACTATCCTAAAGGATACTTTTGAAACGTCAAATCCGGATCGATATACTAAGCTGATGAAGATGTATGCCGAGTACGGCGACCGACTGATTGAAGCTCCGGCGTCAGGAAAGGCACATTATCATAATGCGTACGAAGGTGGATACATCGACCACATTCTGCATGTGTATGATAACGCGATGGAGTTTGCCCGTGTATTAAAGAAGACGGGTGGCTGGGTGGATTTCACACGGGCTGAGTTAACAATGGCGGCCATTCATCACGACCTTTGGAAATTGGGCACGCCCGAACGTGCGTATTATGAAGTCGAAACGTCGGACTGGCATCGAAAGAATCAAGGGTCAATGTATAAGACTTCTGACAAGCTTCCGTTTATGAAGGTTACTGATGGCGCCGCGTACTTGCTCCAGAAGTATGGCATTGAATTGACACACAACGAATGGCTCGCAATCAAGTTGTCAGATGGATTGTATGAAGATGCGAACAAGGGTTATTTGATGAATCACGGAAAATTCCCGATTCATACCAATCTGCCGTATGTCATTCATTGGGGCGATCATATGGCGTGTGTCGCGGAACGTGACCCGCTAAAGCAAGAACATGTGGAGTCGTTAACCAACGAATAATGATACCATAGATGATACTTATAGAGGTACCCGAAAGGGTACCTCTGTTTGTTTGTACACTCCAACAGGAGAACTATTCGGCTCATAAGTTTCACGTTCTACAACTGAGGCCAAATATGTCGGTGTTCTTCAAATCCAGTAGCAGTGCAAATCTTCAATACATTCACTAGGGGGCGATCCTATCGGTTACTTCCTAGAGTAAACTGGGGTCTGGATTATACCAGACTCCTTTACTTTTATGAGACTCTATGTTCAAATACATCGTATTAGCAAGTGCATTCTTCATCGCAATGTGGGCAGCATTTTTCTCCGTGACCGGTATAGCTCAACTATTTTCCGGTCATATGGTGTTTGTGGCACTCGCAGCGGTATCCATTGAAATTGGAAAGATTGTCACCGTGAGTTTACTGTATAGATATCGTAGTCCTATGCACCATGTATTGCGATGGTCACTCTCCGTTATGTTGGTGGTTCTGATGGGTCTTACCTCGTTTGGTATCTACGCATACCTTGCTAGTTCATACGCGAGTTCAGCGTCGGGTATTAAGGGAAAAGAGAATATGGTTTCTCTTTATACGGATCAAAAGAGCAATATAGACGCGGATATTACCCGTCTATCCCAACGTTCATCACAACTTCAAATTGCCAGGACGCAACAAGAGAACCGTATTGACTCGCTCATCGCAAAAGGACGAAGTATTACGGGACAACAGTCCATTATCAAGTCGCAAGATGCTGAGATTGTAGACATTCAAAAGCAAATTCGTGTATTGGCATCCACCAGAGATTCCATCGCCACACAGATTGTCTCAACATCGAATAGTATGTCCACCGAAGGGAAGATTGGCACGTTTCACGATGCCGCACAATCGTTGGGAATGCCCTTAGATACTGTGGTGAAATGGTTTATCATTTTCTTCATGTTTGTATTTGATCCTCTCAGCGTGTGTCTATTTTTCGGGTATAACGTAATTGTAAAATCGGAAAACGAAAGTATTGGCGAAAACGCACGCACACGCAAAAATAGAGCGACCTCGCCGCCGGCCGAGACAGAACCTCTAGAAGAATCGGAAACATACAATGAACCGGAAATAGGCGAAGACGCACTATCCACAATCGACCCCCTTGCCAATCCCGAAAATAATATCGTTCAATTAGACCAAACACCGTACTACATGAACAGTGATTATGATTGGAAGCATGACACACGTTGGCACACCGATCCATCCGCGAAGATGTATCTGTCGTTGCTCGGTATGGCTCCAAACGCTTGACAAACTTGCACTTAGGTGGTATCTTACATAGTACACTGCGAGGTGAGCTATGAAGATTAGCGTAATGATATGTACGCACAATGAAGGCGATTACATTCGACAATTACTGACGAAGTTAACTAACTTTATCAAGATAGACAAGAGTGGCGTTGAATGGGAAATCGTAATCGTAGATGATTATTCCACCGACACAGAAACTCGTTCTATTTTGGAATCGGAATTTCGAAAAAACATCACGTTGTTTTCTCACCCGCTTAATAGCCACTACGCACACCACAAGAATTTTGGTAATAGTAAGTGTACGGGTGACTGGATTCTCAACTTGGATGCCGATGAATGGGTTACCGATGATTTTCTCGGCTGCATCCCATTGGTTATCGACAACAATCCAGCCGTTGAAGCCTATGGACTCCCTCGACTCAATACGGTAGATGGTCTTACATTAGACCACGTGCGAAAGTGGGGTTGGGTCATTGATAAGAGCGACGACCACCGCACCGTAAAGGTGATGGATAAGACCGGCGGAGAATATAAGTTACTGGAACAATACAAGTTCATCATCAGCGAAGAAGGCGATGTCGTAACGTTCTTCACTCCCATCATTATGTGGCCCGATTATCAGTTTCGGTTGTATCGGAAGAATAATGAAATCAAATGGGTCAACAAGGTACACGAACGATTGGACGGCTATCAACAGTTTGCTTTGATGCCACAAGAACGGGCACTCGCCATCGTTCATCACAAAGAAATCAAGCGCCAAGAGAAACAGAACGCGTTCTACGATACACTCTAATAGGTTATGACTATGAATCCAGCACTAACATACGATGATATCACACTAATTCCACAGTTCTCAGCAGTTTCAAGTCGAAAGAATATTGACTTGACAACGCAACTGAGCCGTCGATATAAACTGAGGATTCCAATTATTGCCAGTCCAATGGATACCGTGTGTGAAAGTGAAATGGCTATTGCATTGGCCGAGCTGGGCGGCGCCGGTTGTATTCACCGGTTTATGAACATTGAAGAACAGTCCACGAATGTTAGATTGGTATGGAATGTGTTATATGATGTAGACGGCTATTATACGGGATACAAAGATATTACAAAAACAGATTATCATAGAAATGATGCACCCGTTATGGCTGCTATTGGGGCCAATGGAGATTACCTAGAACGTGCACAAGAGCTGGTAAAGGCCGGCGCCAACGTGATTTTGATTGATGTTGCACATGGGCATCACGCAAACGTCAGAGATGCACTGTCGAATCTCAAAAAGAATCTGCCAGATCATGTTGATATTATTGCGGGAAATGTTGCTACCGAAAAGGCTGCGGTGGATTTGGTGATGTGGGGGGCCGATGCTCTTCGAGTTGGAGTTGGCGGTGGATCTTTGTGTACCACCCGCGTAAAAACGGGCTTTGGTATTCCAAATGTAACATCACTGAAGGAATGTGCACGACATGATTTTTGGGTATGCGAAGACCATATTCCGTTGGTCAGGGTCCCAATTATGGCTGATGGCGGAATTCGAAGTAGTGGTGATATTGCAAAGGCCTTAGCTGTTGGCGCTCAGACCGTTATGTTGGGCTCATTACTAGCAGGAACGAAAGAATCTCCCGGTACCATTATCGAAAAGCCAAATGGGTTATACAAGCGATATCGTGGCGCGGCCTCATTGGAAACCAAGAGCGTCCACGGACAAGAAACCCGTAATGTAGAAGGAGAGTCCACGATAGTACCATTCAAGGGTGGGGTAAAGTTTGTTATTGATGGTCTGTTAGATGGCGTTCGATCGGCATTCTCTTATGCCGGTGCAGATTCGATGTCAACCTATCACCCCGAGTATATCACCGTTACGCATTCAGGAACAATTGAGGCGCGACCACACCTACTATAATCCTATGAGAAACATATTACTCGCTGCACTCGTACTATTAACTATAAGCACCACTCCCACGGGTGTTGCTAAACCACCCAAACCGATACAACGACTCATTACACGGCCGACAGGCAGTCTTCGTATATTTATGAATCGTATCGGCCGAATCGAAGGCGGGACGTATGATAGAATTGGTGGCCATAACAAAAAGTATTTGGGTCTATACCAATTTCACCCAGCAACACTACGGTCGTTAGGTATTCACGCAGATTCGGACGAGTTTTTGAATAATCCTGCCCTTCAAGATAGCGCGATGGTATTGTATATGAAGGATAACGCTAAGGATC